GACAACACGGTAGGCTTGCCGAGTGACTTTCTAGAGATGCGTGATCTCTACATCGTAGGAACCCCACGCATTCCATTGACCTACATGAGTCCGAGTGCCTTCACGAGAGATGCTCGGGCGCATGAGTCTGGAAAGCCTGTGTTTTACACGCTACGGGCAAACGAGATCGAACTCGCACCCATCCCTGACGCTGCGTACACGCTTACGATGCTTTACTACTCGAAGCCTGCGGCACTCAGTGACTCCAATTCATCGAATACCTTCCTAGCCAATGCGCCAGATGCTTTGCTTTATGGCTCATTGCTGGAGGCCGAGCCTTACCTCATGAACGATGGTCGTTTACAGGTATGGTCTCAGTTGTATCAGAACGCTATGGACTCAATCAATGTGAGTGACCAAGGCTCTGAGTATGCAGGTGTACCCCTAAACATGACTGTAACCACGAGGTAAAAAATGGCTGAATTTACGACTTATCTATCCAACAAGGTGCTGGATCATGTTCTGCGGAACACTTCTTACACCTCCCCCACAACTGCCTACATGGGTCTGTTCACGACCACCACTGATGTCTCTGGTGGCGGTACGGAAGTCTCTGGTGGCTCCTATGCTCGTCAGTCCGTCTCCGTGACGACTGCTGCTGACAGTATTGTGACCTCCAGCGCCAATGTGACCTTCCCGCAGGCAACGGGTAACTGGGGAACGATCACCCACATTGCACTCTTTGATGCGCTCTCGTCTGGCAACATGCTTATGTTCACGCCTCTGACGACATCGAAGACTGTTGAATCTGGCGATGTGTTCCAAGTTAGCTCGGGCAACTTCACCGCTTCCATCGGCTAATGGCACTCCTCACCCTTGAGCAACTAGATCAGTTTGGGAGTCTTGACGATCTCCCATTCTCGCTAGATGCGAATTGGACTGAGGATGGAATCTGTGGGCCGTTCACACTAGAACTGCTCGATTACTTTGGGAATATTGACACCATTCCCTTCTCCCTGGATGACGCAATCTGGGAGAGTGACACCACCTGTATCTTTATCTCTACGGCTGAGATACAGGCGCTCACAAATGTCACCTGCTCGGAAGGTGCTGGCGGGAATGTAGTAGACGGTCAGGGCTTTGTTGAGGCTCTGACCAGTGTAGTGTCTAGCGCTACAGTCACGAGAACCTCTAGCGGTGCGGTAGAGGCTGTGACATCCGTCACAAGTAACGCCATTTTGGTGCTTGACGGTGCTGCGGCAATCACTGCACAGACCTCTGTAACTGCGGCAGGTCTCAGGACTCGGACTGCTGGTGGTGCGGTAGTCGCCCAGACATCGGTAGTTGCGTCTGCCAACCCCATTCGGACATCGAGTGCAGACATTGATGCCGAGACCTCTGTGGTTGCTAGTGGCACTCGCATTCAGTTTGGTGAGGCAATCATTGTTGCCAACACCTCTGTTACCGCTAGCGCAGTCAAGGTTAAGTTCGGTGTTGGTACGGTACTGGCAGAGACAAGTGTAACCTGTAACGCTACACGCATCAGAACGGGCGCAGGGGCCGTTGCTGCCAACTCTGCGGTATACGCCGAGGCAAACCTTACCCTCGGTGGTGAGGGCGCAGTAGAGGCCGAAACGGATGTTAATGCAAGTGCATTCCTTGTCATCCTCGGCAATGCGAATATTCAGGCTGAGACCAGTCTCTTCGCAGAGGCTAGGGTTGGTGCTGGTGGCTTCTTTGTGTACGGAGAGGCGCAAGTCGGTGCTGCTACGGATGTAGTCTGCACTGCATACAAATTTGGTGAGGAGTGGTCAGATACGACTCCTCAAGACAATACATGGACTCCAGTTGCTCCAGGCGGGAACACTTGGACACCTGTAAACAATGAGAGTACGACATGGCTGAAAGCCGCTTAACCTTTACTGAGTGGTTGCCTGACCAGCCTGGCTCTGTGGGTGCGCTCACAAAGGCAGAGAATGTATATCCCAAGGCCATCGGCTACGGGCCATTCCCTACTGAGGTCGATTACTCTCAGGCTGCGTCCGAAAGTCTGGTCTCTGTTGTCGCTGCTAAAAACAATGTAGGCACGACAAGTATCTTTGCGGCAAGCCCGACGATCCTCTACCTGCTCGATTCAACCGACTTGAGCCTAGATAATGTGTCGGGTGCGACCTACGACCAGACGGAAAGGTGGTACTTCACTCAGTTCGGGAATACCCTGATTGCTGCTGGCTCACCGAACACCCTTCAGGCGTATGACCTGACGACTACTGGAACCTTTAGTGTACTGAGTTCTAACGCTCCAGCAGCTAAGTATGTGACGGTGGTGCGGGACTTTGTGGTGACAGGCAACCAACCCTCCAACCCGACTCGGGTGCAGTGGTCAGGGATTAACGATCCGACTACATGGACGAGTTCTGCGGTCACTCAGAGTGACTTCCAAGACCTGCCTGACGGTGGTGAGGTTCGTGGGGTAACGGGTGGTGAGTTCGGACTCGTTCTCTGTGAGCGAAGCATTTACCGGATGTCGTATGTCGGTACACCTCTGGTCTTTCAGTTTGACAACATCTCTCGGAATCTTGGGTGTTATGAGGGCAACTCTGTCGTGCAATGGCAAGGGATTACCTACTTCCTTGCTGACGACGGGTTTTATGCCTGCGACGGACAGAATGTCGTGCCAATTGGCGCAGAGAAGGTCAACCGATACTTCTACACTCGGCTCCTCGAGGCAACGATTCAGAACATGAGTGCCGCAGTAGACCCAGAGAGGAACCTGATTGTCTGGGGTTATCCGGTGCTTGATAACACTTACGAGCTTTTGGTGTACCACATCGTCACTAAGCGCTGGTCTGTGGTGGAGTCCACGGTATCGAGGGTCGCAAGTAGCTCAACGCCTGCGGTATCTCTAGAGGGATTGGACGCATATTCTGCGAGTATTGACGCTCTGGGTACATCTTTGGATTCTAGGGTGTGGCTTGGCGGCAAATTGAGTCTTGCGGGTGTGTCTGGGACTAAAATTATCACCTTCTCAGGCGAAAATAAGACTGCAACTATCGAAACTCCCGATGTCGGGGAGGGAAAACAGACGATGGTGACGCTTGTGAAGCCTTATGTGGACGGTGGCAGTGCTTCGGTAGCGGTGGCAAGTCGTCAGACGCTAGCAACTACGCCCAGTTTTGGGAGTTTGACTGCTGCGAGTGCTGAAAATCGGGTTGCACTCAGGAGCGTAGGCAAGTACCATAGATTTCGGGTATCTCCCTCTGGAGATTGGGAGACTGCCATTGCGATTGATGTAGATACTCAGCCTGCGGGGATGCGGTAATGTTCCGTAGGCTACCTCCGATTGGTGGCGATCCTCGAAATGTCGCAGAGATCGTCAACAACATCATGGATGGCAAGACCAACAACACAGGGACTATCACCCTGGCGACTGGTAACGCCACCTCTACCACCCTTTACGACGCTCGTATCTCACCGGATACAAAGATCGTCCTTATTCCTTTTTCCAGCGCCGCATTTGAAGACACTGCGCCTTATGGTGAGTTCAGGAATGACACGGATCAGACTGCTCCAGGTGCGGGAACGACTGCGATTGTGTCGTGGGATGTTACCGAAGAGTCCAACGGGGTTTATCTCAGCAACACCTCACGAATAAATGTGAGGAACGCTGGAACTTATCAGATTGACTACTCGCTGCAACTGCAAAACTCGAATAACGACGGTGAGTACGCAGATGTGTGGGTGAAGAAGAACGGCAGTGACATTGCGAACACGGCAAGAAGGTTCTTTCTGCCTGCTCGTAAAAGCACAGGTGACCCTTCTCACACGGTAGGGGTTGGGTTGTACGCATTTACACTAGCTGCGGGTGATTATATTGAGATTGCGGGTGCGGTGAGTAACACAACCGTGACTCTGGAGCATTTTGCTGCGGACGGGACGGTTCCTCGACCTGCAATCCCTGCGGCAACAATTAAAGTTCAGTTTATTGCACCACTGGCGTATTCAAATGTGTATGTATCTGCTCAACAGAATGGGCAGGCAACGATTAGTCACTACGCTAACTCTACCTCTGACAAGACTTACGCTTACATTCTCGTAGGATAAAAAAATGGCAATTACGATTCCCCAATCTCTCGCAACTGGTACTCCAGAGCAGAAGGCTCGTGCTTACGCAACCCTGCGTAACCAGAACTACACTGATGCTCAGATTGTTGATGCAATCAACAAGACCTTTGGTCAGCAAGCACCTGGAGACATTGCTTATCTTCAGAATCTTGCCCAGCCATTTATCCAAACTCAGTCTTCGGTGGCATTCCCGACTACCGTGACTTCGATGAGTCCCCAAGAGAAGATTGATCTCTACCAGAATCTTCGTGGACAAGGGTTCTCGGATGCAGACATTCGGGCAAGAGCTTCTCAGATGTTCGGTATTCAGTCGGATGCAGACTGGAACTATCTGACTAGTCAGGCTGGCGGCACTCCTACCCCTACCCCTACCCCAACACCTACACCGACTCCGACCCCAACACCTACTCCTACGCCTGGGACTATTCCAGCAGGGACGCTTACAGACCCACTTGCAGTAGTCGGAGAATCAAAGATTGATCCTACGATTGCTCCTTATCTTCAAGAGGCATTAGGTCGTGCTAGGTCTCTGTTCCTTACGGGCCAACAACCTACCCTCTACCCGGGGCAGATGTATGTCTCCCCCAGTGAGCAGACCCTATCCGCACTCTCTTCACAAGAGGCTCTCGCAAGGGCAGCACAACCTACGCTAGAGGCTGCACAACAAGCCTATATGCAAGGGCTAGGTGGCCTTTCTGCAACGGCACTCGGTGGCTTCCTGACAGGTTCACCTTACCAACAACAGATGATTACCGCAGCAGCCCGTCCGTTGGTGCAGCAGTTCTCCGAGTCGGTGGTTCCTGGCATCTCCTCACAGTTCTCTCGTGCAGGGCGTTACGGATCAGGAGCAATGGAGAGGGCGCTGGGAACGGCATCGGAGTCGTTTGGTCGTGCGCTCGGTGATGTGACTGCAAACATTGTCGGACAAGACTACGCTCGTGAGCGAGGCTTCCAGCAACAGGCCATTGGCGCACTCGGTACTGCTGCTCAACAGGCTCCTCAGATATTCGGTCAACAGTTCCTACCTTCTCAGGCTTTGGCTCAAGTTGGCGCACAGAGAGAAGCGATTGCAGGGCAACCTCTACAAGAGGCCATCCAGCGTTACAACTTCGCACAACAGTTACCCTACTCGCAACTCTCGGGTTATCTGTCGAGCGTTTACGGAAGCCCTCTGGGGAATCTTCAGCAAATGCCTAACACCCAGAACTCTGCACTGCAAAACATTGGTGGCTTATTGTCGGGTGGTGCTGCTCTGTTCTCGGCACTACCTTCTAACACTAGGAATCAATTTGGCAACTTCCTGTCAGGGATATTCGGATAATGGCATACACCAACATTCG